GCCGGTGCCAGTGCCGATGATTGACCGGCCACGCATGTCTGGCAGCGTGATCGTCTTGTTTGCAGCCCAGTCAGCGGCAGCGGTTGCGCCACGTCCGCCTGATACTGGCGCGTCGGTGTTCGTCAGTGATGCCCACAACGCGAGAAAGAGATTCTGGTTGTCGGCGCTTGCTCGCGTTGCGCCACTGGTTGCGCTGCCAATGGTGTCACCGTTGAACATTAGCCAGCCAGTTGGCGCGGCGGTGAGGATGGTGGCGATGACCGTTCCAGTCATGCCTTCGGAGAGTTGGAGAGTGCGACGCTTGCTCATAAAAAGTCGCCTCGTGATAACGGCCACGAGGCCAGCCGGTTTAACTATTTAGCGGCGATCTTGCTCGCTTTCTTCGAGAGGATGCCCTCGATGAGAGCGACGCCCAGAGAGATGGCGAGGCCGGTTGCTCCTGCGGTCACCTGGCTGGCATTGGCAGCGATCTCAGTCACCTGAGCCGGATCAATGTTAGCTTTGGATGCGTTGGCGATGACGACGGCAGAAACGGCAGCGCCAGCCGATGAGCCCCATTTCAGCGACTGCCGAAACAGCCAGCCTTTAGAGGTGCCGATGATAGTTTTGAGGATTTCTTTCATGATCTGTTTTTCCTGCGGAGGGTTTAGTGATGCTTATGCGGTCCGCTTCCACATAAACACGGTGATGTAAGGCTGAAGGTTGTTGTGAGCTTGGCCACCGCCGATTGCAGATGTCTCAACGCTGCGAGGATATGCCGAGGTATTGCCTCCAACGAGGTTGTCAGTGGTCGGATCTTCAATCCAGCGGTCCACTCGGACCAAGTCGCCACCGCCGTCAATGCCAATACGGTGTCTGTGCTGCGGGATTTCAGCTTCGGTCAGCACGTGCGTCTTGGCACCGCCAGTTTTGTCGAGCGCGTTGAAGCTGCTATCAGCTTCATCAAAGCCGGTTAAGACGCGGCCCTGTGCGTAACGCTCCCACGTGCCGAAACCGAGCAGAGATGCGGGGTTGCCAAGTTGGCGCGTCATGAAGATCTCACCGACTGGGTACGTGCGTTGCTGCATGAGCTGCCAGAGCGCATTCAGGTAGGTCGCGCTCGTGAGCAGTTCAAGATTTGCGCGAGCCGTGGCTTTGTCTGGCACGTCGGCGAGGTTTTGCGACTGAGCCAAGAATGCAGCTTGTCCCGTCGGCTCATTTTGCACACACAGGATCTTAGAGCCTGCCGCGTAGCTTGTCGCAAGTGTGACGCGTGTCAGGGTGGTGGCTGTCCAGTCGTCAGGATGCAGCCGGACCCCTTCAATGTAGAGCGACAGGCCCACAGTGCTGCACGTTGCCAAGTCCACAACGGTCTGGCCTGAAACAAGAGTCTGTTCCTCTTCGACCGTGTTAACGATGATATTCACGTCCTCGGGATTACGCCACTCATAGTCACCGGTGGCGTTGGAAACCTTCGTTAGGATCTGGTCGGTGGTTCCGCCAGGGATGAGAAGGTCAAGCTCATCACTCACCCATTGACGCGTTGCCACGACGACAGCGGTGTCAATCTGGAGCGTGATGGCTTCAGTGTTTGACACGACAAGGAAGAGCCGCGCCACGAGGTCAAGCGTTGCGCCTTCGGACGGAAGAGGCTTATAGACGGGCGGAAACTGGGCGATGGCGATCAGGTCGCCGTCACTGTCAAAGACACCGATTTCACGAATCGTAAAACCGCCTTCAGCAGCCGGAACGATCAGCTCACAAATGACGCGAGAGCCGTCAGTGGGGTCGGTGTTGATATAGTTCGGCGTGCCAGAATAGACTGAACGCACAAGGTCTGAGTCCGTCTCGGAAGGTGTGGTCGCGTTGCCGTTGCCATCGCCGACCTTCATAGTCGTGAGGTTCAGCGGCGTGTTGTTGGCAATGGCGTCGGCGATCTTCGCGAGGCCAAGTGTGGTGATGGTTGCTAGATAAGACATGATTTATTTTTCACTTATGGATAAGGCAAGGCTTCGACGTTTCTGACTTCGACCCATTCACTGTCACCAAAGCTGTAAACGGCTTTGACTCGGATGTCGTAGAAGCCTGCGTTGATTCCGGTGTAAACTACCTGACCCAATCCTTCGACTGGAGTGCCTCCAGAGCTTTGAACGTCAGTTGTCCACTCGTTGTTTGCTGCACAAAGTTCGGTGACGAACGTATCGCCGAAACAGTTAAAGCTCACTCTCAGGAGTGCTGGATCATCATCATTTGATGCGGTGACATCGAACGGCGGCAGAATAGTGATGGTAAAATTCTGTGCAGCCGGTGAGCTAAATAATCCACCCATCGCGGTGCGAATGCTAATGTAAAACGATCCTACGGTAATGCTTAGATCCGTAATCGCCTCGGTGAATGATGTCGTCGTCAAGACTAGGCTGTCATCGTCAATCCTGCGAACTTCAATGGTGTAGTATTCACCAAAGCCCGACCATGTAAACGCGGCGAGATTGACGCCAGTCTGAGTGAAGGAAATGCCGGTCGGTGCGGGAATGAAATTCTCCTCTTGCTTGGCTTCATAGCTCACGCCCGACATTGTTAAGCCACCGACAAAAAAGCCAGCTGCATCAGTCTCGGCCACATAGAGCGTGTCAGTCAAAGCTGAGCGCGCATTTTTCTGCCTCAAAGCCACGCCTAGAGCGCGGTTCAAGGCATCTTCAGCCACGGCACCACCGGCTGAATCGCCAGCCCGCACGCGTACGCGAAGTCGGAAGGTGTAAGCCACGCCGGTGGCCTCGTCGATCTCGACCTCATAGCCGAGACGCTGAAGAGCACGACGGAGAGCGCCGACTGTGCCTTTGCGCCGGTGCTGCTCAATGCTAGCAGCGACGACTTGGCGCTTTGTCTCGACTGGCCATGTCGCGTCCCATTCGTCCACGCTCAAAGCCCAAGCCAGCCACGGCAGCTGTGCCTCTGGGCATGTCTGAGGCGTCCACAGGGTTTTCAGTGGCACCGTGGGCAAACGATCAGCCGCGAGCGAGATGGCCCGCTCTTGAGGTGTTGCGTTTGGTGGAAGCAGGTCAGGCATCGGTTGTGCTGAGAGTGATGTCTGTGCACCAAGGCGCTTGGACGGCAGTGATAACGAGGTCGGCTGTGATACCTGGCGCTGATAGTGTCACGCGTTCCACGCCACCCACATGCAGAGCAGCATAGAGGCCAGAAAGCCGAACATCAGCGCCCACACGGTGACGCGACTCCACAAAGGCTTGCACGCTGGCAAGTGCGGCGGTCTGAACTGCGGTCGGGTCTGGTCCGGTCGGGATGTAAAGGGTGGCAATGACTTCATAATTCACGATGCTGGCAGATTGAACCGTCACTTGATCGGTTAGCGGTCGGACATCTTCAGCATTCAGCGCGGCATTCACGGCAGCGATAAGCGGACCGGCTGCGGTGCCACTGCCGGTCGCGGAAAGGATCGTCACCAGCACGTCACCAGGATCAGTGTCAGGCGGGCCTTGAATGCCTGCATCCTTTACGCCGTCAACGCTGAGCGCATGGAACTGATAGGCTCCAACGGGTCCGGCGCTGCTGAGCCCCTCAAGTGCAAGTTGTGTGCGATAGCGGAGAGCCGTGTCGGTTTCGTAGGTCGGCAGAATTGGCGGGAGTGCCGTGGCATCGCCTGGACTGAGAATCTTGCGAGTGACGCCGAAAAGTGCCGAGAGGTTCTCAAGGTCGGAGCCGGTCGCATAGGCCAGCATGACAGCCCGAGCGCCATCGTTGACACGTTGCCGGATGAGCAGCTCGCGGTAGGCTGCGACTTCTAGGATCTTGTAAGCCGGATCGGATTCAACCAGCGCCGTGAAAGCCGTGTCGCGTGCGCGGAGGTCTGCCAGCATGGCGGCGAGAATTGTCTCGTAGCTGAGCGCTTCCACCACGTTAGGCGCGGGAACGGTCGAGAGGTCGATTGGCGTGTAAGTGGTACTCATGCAGTGACAGTGATGCCGTCGAGCGTGATCGGCTCGCCGGTCGGTGTGTAGGTGGCCTCTAGGTCAATGACGACGCGTCCAGTTTCAGCGGCTGCAATCGAGACACGGCGCGGATTGATGCGAGGCTCCCAGCGTAACAGAGCTTCAATGGTGGCGGCATAAATATCCACAATGGTGCGGCGATTGACCGGCGCATCCACGAGCTGAAACAGGCGAGAGCCATAGTCACGACGCATCACGCGAGAGCCGACGGGTGTCGTCAGGATGTCGCGG